GATACTTTTATCAGTTTTATCTATATAGTTTTTAGCTATTTGATAAACGGAGGTCCCCCCGATTACGATTTCTTCTTTTCCAATTTTGTTGCCGCGTTGTATGGTGATGATAACTGTAATAGTTATTCTGATACCATAGCCTCTTGGGTGCGAGGAGAATTAATGGCTAGAACATTAAACCATCATTTCGGTTTAACGGTTACTGGTCATGGTCTCCAGGAATGGGAAACCATATCCTTTTTGTCCCATCGTTTTATTGAGAAAAATGGTGTAATGATACCAATGTTATCAGATGAGCGAATTATTTGTTCACAATTAGTTGGATCTTCAGAGCCTCTCAAAAGTGCTGAACGCTGTTCTGCGTTCAGAATTCTTGCCTGGCCTTATCCAGCTCTTTATGAGCATTTGACTCGTTATATGTTAGCCCTTTTTAAGGAGTTTTCATTTATTCCTAAAAGCTTGCTACATACTGATGATGATGTTGTTGAACTTTATACCAAACTCGAGGGTTTTGCATGTAAATCTAATACCCTAAATAAAAAATATGACAAAAACAAAATCACAAAAGAGACGTGCGAAAGCACAGCGACAGCGACAACAACGTTCCGTTCAACCAACCCGACAGCGTGTTCAACCTCAAAAGAAACCGAAGCGCTCACCTCAACGAAAGAAGAGGTGGGATCTCAATGGTAATTTTGAAGGATTTGGTGCCAAAGCTGGTTTCAATCTGAAGGGTGTTCAGCAGCGATCAACTAAGAATATGCCATCCGGCTTATCAGGTTGTGCTGCTGAGTACTGTGCTTCACTTGCGAACCCCTTTGACACTGGTCCCATTGGATGCATTCCTGACTTTCCTGTCCTTCAAACTCGGAAAGTCAAGTTTTTTGCTAAAGGCAATTTCCAAACTGGTACAACTGGATTGGGATTTATAACTGTAACACCTGAATATGGTGTAGTCAATGATCAAGCTTTTGCTTTTATTACTAATGCTGCTTTTGCTGGTAATACAATTGATTATTCCTTAGCCAATGTTACAACTGTAAATTCCAATTCAGATTATGCTAGTGCTGCCTTTGGTGCTGCTGCTGTGTTGGCCGAGTATCGGGTAGTTTCCTGTGGATTACGTGTAAGGTATGCTGGTACTGAGTTAAATCGAGGTGGAGACATGACTGGCTTCCATGAGCCGAATCATCAAACTGTTTTTCAACAAAACATATTTGGTCTTTCAGCTTATTTGGAAGCAGTTCGTGTTCCTGTTACAAGAAACTGGACTAATGTATTGTACAAGCCAGTTCTCCAAACCGATACTTTCTACAAGAATGCCTTTCCCGCCTACACTGGCGCAAATACAGATTTCAATAATTATATGGTAGTAGCTGTGGTAGCCCCTGCTGCCGGAACCTCCATAAATTTTGATTTCGAAGTTTTCGTCAATGTAGAGTTTAATGGTCGTAATGTTCAAGGCAAAACGCCTTCATATTATGATCCTGTTGGATTTGCGAAAGTCCAAAATTGGGCACTTACTGCTCTGCGACCCTCACAAGGACCCGCAGGAGGAGTAGTACCATTAAACCCGTCCATGGTAAACTAAAGGGTGATGATAGTCCGAGACATACAGACTACCATCACGATGATCCCGATGATCCAATTCCACAATCAGAGTTTAGAGATGTAATATCGTACATTCCACTAAATAATTATTCACAAAGTGCTAATGCTCACAACGAAAACCCATTTTTGGGACCTGGTGATCAAAAGTTCTTTGGTGTTAAGTTTAGTAATAATGGAGCGGTGTCATATTTCCTATGATGGTTGTGTTGTATGTTTTGGTGAGAGTCAGTGGTGAAGTTGGATTAGCAATCCAATGTACTCCTTTGTGTAAGTTAGATATTGTTACGAATCCCATATTTCTAGCAGACGTTGTTGGGGAACGGTTGTTCTCCTCTTCCGATAGGTATGGTGCTGTGTTTCAATTTAAACCTTATGAATGATTTGCTCTTATCAACTCCTTATGACCTTGAGGTGGATATCAAGTGTCCTGGTTACGTTAGTACAATCCAATAACAAAATTGTGCTCGTCGTTCCCTACGTATGGGAAACACGAATATGTTTTAACATATTCCCGTCGTGCGCAGACGATAAATGTGCTGGTAATACTTTTGAATTTTAAATCAACGATGAACTGTTGTTTTGATCTAGTACAAGAGCAACCCATGACCGAGCCCTGAGAGGGATAATGACATGTCGTTAAACTGTTTAGCCCAGAACTGATACTAGGATAAATTTCAGCAACGATATGCG